GCCATAGCCAAGTCGACAGTAGCATAGCTACCGTCAAGTGAGCCCTTTCGGGCAAACTCTTGGTTTCGTTCTTGGTTGGAGAGATCAACGTTCCACTTTCTAAGCTTCTTTTTAAGAATCTTATCCAAACTTAATTGGAAAGGAAGTGAATGCGTTGGTTCTTTCGCAATAGTGCGAGAGGTCTTCCAACTCTTCGGAACCATCACAACTGAGTTAGACTCAGTAGGATGGAAGTTCACGGCAGAAGGATCTACTCCGTATGTACGGAGTAGACTTTCTAGGTACAGACGCGACTTCGCAGGGGCTCTTATCTTTCTAGTAATTTTTAGAAAGGGGTAAGAGCGCTTACGAGTACGGTCTTCGGTAGCTCCTGGAGTTAGACGAATGTTATCAGCTAAGCTGTTTAATAATTCGTCATCGACGTCTCCGAGTAAGTACGATATGGACTTCTCCATACGGGAGAGATCACTATTCAATTCAGCAGACAACCTTTGTCTGTTGGCATGGTAGTAATCTAACCTCCTATTACTTATTCGGCACAACCTCTCGCCGCGTTTGAAAGTAGCATAAGCTACTTCATCCGCGTGCTCACTAGTCAAACTGTTATTCTTCTTAAACAAAGAAGCAATTTGTCTTAATGAGCAGAGGACGTTGAACTCGACATCATGATACTCGTTGTCGAGAATAGTTCCAAGTTCCGTGACCGTCTTCAAGTCACGGGACCTTAGGATCCCGATTACCTTTTGCAAGGTAACCGGATGAGCCGGGAGCAGTGTTTCTGCTAGTTCTCTCGCTAGGATCCAAGGATCCAATCGGCCGTCACGGCCGAGGAGGGATGGGTTCTTCATTTTGAAGTTCTCCAGTCGTTAAGTAAAGTAGATTGGGTAGTTTAAACCCTTCTACAAGAGGAGTATAAGTAAAGGCAGGGCCTGTAAGATTGATATTACAAGCTCGCCCCATACTTCTAGTGTTGTTGGTGCAAGAACAACCGGTACCATCACTTCGATGGTAGTCGGTTGGACCTCAATTAAGGCCTTTGGAAGTTCTAAAGATAGAACGTCCATCGGATTTACTTAAGGTAATCTTGTGAGTCTACCATAGTGGTAAACTCATCACTAACAACGACCTCGCGGAAAGTGCGTAATGCACTATCAATATCCGCACTTAACGCGTTCGCTGGAAAGCGAACGCTAGCAGTGAACACGACCTTAGATGTTAGCGGCGAAGCCGCTGCATCTTCGGTACCGTATACCACTTGAAGCTCGTTCTCAGCGTTAGCTGTTGAGCTCTGTGGGACCTTGCGCTTCTGAATAAGAAGCGTAGGCTTTTGTACCGTATGTCCAGCAATGGAGTAGGTACGTTTGTTCTCCTGATCGGAGAATTCCGTAATGTCGGTTATTAAAGCCGTCATAATATATACCTCCTTTGGTATATTAAGTTTAATGTAAATTGACCTTTCAAATCCGACTCACGTCGGAATTGATAGACAAAAAGAGAGAGGCAAGATCTGCCCATTTCTTCCAGTCTAGGTCAACATTAAATTGCGGGATAAACGTAGGTGCTGCGGAAATAGGAATACGCTTCAAATAGTCAGCTCTTGAGTGAGCTGACCCAGTAGCGTAAGGCGCTGATGCATAAGTACCTGAGCCCTTCGAAGAAGGACCAAGTGCTAGCCGCCCCGTTTCGTGATACTTATAAGACAATGAAGCATAGCTAGTCGTTGCAGACTGGCTTACTTCAAATGCCTTAAGTGTATCACCTATCGAGACGAACCAATCAGCTACGAAGCTGAATGGAATCAGTTCCCAGGCCGTGTTCGGTATAGACAGTTGAGTATTTATAGCTCGAGAGCTAAATTTACTTACTGCCGATACGCGAACACTTACGTCACGCTCATGCGTGTAGATGAGATCATGCTGACAATAGTATCCAATGAACGTCTCAATAATTTGAGATGAATCAGTGAAACTTTGACCAGCTTGCCCGCCTTCGATTAAATCTCGAATCGGGTGCTCGACGAAGTTAGCTATGGCAGAGAATTCATATCCCAGAATTCTCCAACCATAGCGCCACTCGAGCCATGCATCTCCTGTCGCTTCTGCGGCAGAACGTAAATTGCCTTTCCTAGCGCGGGTGAGAAGATCCACCCACCGTTTCCGAAAGCCCGTAACCAACTTTATAGTCTTCCCTAGTTCCGCTAACGATGTTAGCGTATCTAGGTCAGGCTGCATGTTGCTATAGGCCGCTTGGAGCAATGCATCATAGTTGATGCCAGATATCATAGCAGATATCTGGCTTTCACAAGCTACTACAGACATGGAGGAACCCAACATCGAGCGAATCGAATTTACATGATAATTGTATTTTCGATAGCCGTTGTCGTAAGTTCCACCATATGTCCCCCTAGGAGATTCTTCGACATAGTCGAAGCGCTCATAGGGTTGTAGAGGTAGTAATTCACCAGCTTTAAGCCTTTTATGATATCCGGGGGTATTAACCCCCTGATAACTACCCTCTATCAACTTGGTCGTTCCTGTATACAGGAAACGATCATTAGGTGGAGGGGACCCAGAAATCTGGGTATATCGGGCCCACACGTCACCGACGCGTGGAGGCTGTGAATAGCTACGTGATGGCATTGTAAATGCTCCAATTGTGCAACAAAGCCGCAATGCTTTATTGCCGTTTGAGGTCAACATTGACACTGAAATATTCAACCACATTTTACAAGTGGTCGAAATATTCAGCCGAC